ACTTTTATTAGCATTAATTTTGGCAGTAACATCTGCTAGTACAATGGCTCAATGGCACCATCATGGTGGTTATTGTTGCTATCGTGGCGGTTACGGTGGTGGTTGGATTGCACCTGCTTTAGTTGGCGGTGTAATTGGTTATGAACTATCTAAACCAAATACGGTTTATGTTGAACCTGCACCAGTCATTGTTCAACAACCAATCATACAACAACCTCCTGTTGGTTATCATTGGCAACAAATGATTGATCCACAGACTAACACACAAAAAATTGTATTGGTACCAAATCAATGAAAATCAAAAAACTAATACTGAAATTGAACCGTGCAGAGTTCGAACACAACTTGGAGAAAGCAAAGAAGTTGTGGTTTAAGATTCTAAAGAAGTCTCTGAAGCATAAGCATACAGAGTCTGTTAGATGATTATGGTTGTATGAAGTAAATCAAAAAGTATTCTGGACGGGGGTGCAAATCCCCCCAGCTCCACCAAAAGCATACTGTGAGTCGGCTTGCTGATAAACTTTAAGTAGAGATGGTATGCTTTTGATGGGGCTGCATAGTTTCGACAGGGTAACAAGTAGAGGCATGGACAACTCGACACAGAGAGTCGTTAAAAGTAAATTAAACTAAACGCAAATGATGAAAAATTTGTATTGGCAGCCTAAACGCTGACTAGGGTTCGGTGGGTTCCTCGTAACAGAATACCCACCATATTTTTTTAATAACAAGGAGTTTGAATGGGAACAACAGTAACAATTGGCCAAACGCCAATTAATACAACATATGTCGGTGTCACAGGCACAACCGGTGGTGCTGGTACAGGTGCCAAATTTGACGTAACGAAAACTAATGGTGTATATACCACAGTCATTGAGGCCGCAAATCTTGGTACTGGTTATGCAATTGGTGATACTGTTACTATTGCAGGTACAAATTTAGGTGGAACAATTGCTAATCCTGATGTGGTCGTAGTGACTGGTATCGGTACAGGCGGTAAGATTTCTACATTTAGTGCTGCAGGTACAGGCCAGATTGGTAATGGTTTGAATTATACTATCATTGACGTTACAGGTGTTACATCTTATAACCTAGGCGATAAGAGTGCTAACTTCACCGTTGTAAATGACACAGCAAACAAGAATATCCTAGTTACATCTGCATTGATGACTGCTGTTTCTTATAAATTAGAAGGAGTGAATCGTGTTGCATATACTGACAAATCCACTGCTTTTGACCTTACTGGTACTGCTGGTGATGTATACGCATTATTGAAGGCCGGTTTTGGTACAGTTAATACAACATATGAAGGCATCGGTATCAAATTAGAAGATGCAGGTACAACAAGTGCTACTATTGCTCAGGCAATCGTGACATCTGCACCATTCATTCTTGCTAATCCTGATATTGCTACATTTGTTAACAACTTATATACTAACGTGATGGGTGTTGCACCAACACCAACACAAGCATCACCATATATTAGTGCATTGGCCACAGGAGCAACAACACAAGCAGCGTTGTTAAATGCGGCCGCACATCTTACTACTTTCCAACAAACTATCGGTTTGATTGGTGTAGCGCCAGCAACAACTGGTGTTCTCTCAACTTCTGGTATTGATTATATACCAGCATAATTCATTTAAGAAAAGGAAATATAAATGAAAAAGACTCTATTAGTAGCAGCAATGTTAGCTACATTTGGTGTTGCACAAGCTATGGACTTAGGTCTTACTGCTGGTCGTGACTATGCAAACCCACATAGCAATGACTATGGTATTTCTCTTGGCCAACAAATGGGCAAGTATAGTGTAACTGGTGAAATCGAGAGTGTTAAACACGCAGGTTTCAAAGAGAACCGTTATGACCTTATTGGTGGTTATGACCTTTATTCTTTCAAAGGTAACACATTGACTGCTAAAGTCGGTGGTGCATATGTCAGAGTTGAAGGTGTTAAATCTGGTTATGCCGGTTCAGCAGGCCTTGGTCTAACATTACCTGTAGCCAAAAACGTAGCATTGACAGCAGACTATCGCTACCAACAAACACAAAAACGCATTGACACCTACACAGGCAATAGCGTTACTGCTGGCATCAAAATCTCCTTTTGAGATAGTTTCGGTGGGTTCTTAAAACCCACCATCCCTTAACTCTAAAGAAACACATGAGAAGTAAACCTGTACTCATTAGCGTATTCTTTTCTGCAATTATTGTGATGTTATCCTGTGTCAACATCGACACACAAAAACTTTTACCATTCAAAACATCATATAGTGAATTGGCCGAACCAACAAAGGTTCAAATCACTTGTTTGGCAGAAAATATCTACTTTGAAGCGGCACATGAACCTGTAGATGGTTGGAAAGCCGTGGCATTTGTGACTGTAAACAGAGTCCAGTCTGGTTATGGTGACACCATATGTTCCGTGGTTAAACAAAAGACCAATGGGACATGTCAATTTTCTTGGTATTGTGAAAGAACTACCGAAAAAGACTTGACAATACATGATAGAAGACTGTATAATGAGATTTTGGAACTTGCAACCAATCTGGTTGTTAATTATGACATAATGAAAGACGTAACAGATGGAGCAACCTACTATCACGCCACTTATGTCCAACCAGGTTGGACAAAGTTGGAGAAAGTTAAACAAATTGGTAACCACATTTTTTACCGGTCGAAAAAAGATTCAATTGACAGAAACAAGGAGTTCATTTAAAATGGAAAAAAATCTATTAACAGTCGCAGTATGTGGAACTATTCTAGCTGGTTCATCCATCATTGGTGGATTCATGTACAGTATCAATGACAGAAACAATATGTCTAAAAATATTGAGGCTGCAATACAAAAAGGTGTAGACCCTATTGCTGTTAAATGTGCCTATGAAACAGATGCAAAACCAGTTTGTATGGCCTATGCATTAGGTAGAAAATAATGCCTTCTAAAGATGAAATCCGTGAATTTAGCCTGAAGATTGAAGAGATTGCTGACGTATACCGTGTACCGTGTATGGAAGCAATCATTCAACATTGTGACGAGACAGGTATTGAAGTTGAAGTGGCTGCAACACTTATATCATCACACCTCAAGGCTAGAATAAGAGAAGAAGCCCAATCAGCAAACCTAATAAAGAAAAGTTCTAAATTGCCAATATGACTGAGAACACAGGCTTTGATGCCTTTGCCTTATATAATGCTCTGAAGACACACTTTACCTCATCCTCATACGACTTCTTTAAGTACAATGGCAAAACCAATGTGAGCAAAGATTCTTTTATGAAGAACAAGGCCAAGTACCAGTTCTACAAACTATCTCGTAAGTATTCATTGGAACAACTCAGGAACTTTTTTCTGGCTAATTTCATATACGGAGACAGTACATGGGTTGGTGAGATGTTAGGACCAGAAGGCGATAAGGCATATTCAAAGTGGCAAAAGACCAATCAGTCCTTGACATATGTGTTTGAAAATGATATAATACGTCTTGTAGGTAATGATGCACCGGAACAGATGTTGGTTGTCAATGATGGCCAACATCCAAAACTTCTCCGTGAAGTAATGTCTGGTTCAATCGCTATTGAAACGATGGTCATACTGAATGATATAATGCATTTCTTTCCCATGTGGAATAGAAAGATAAGTGATGATATTATTTGGCCGAATTGGCGGCTAAAATGTGAAAAGTATGCACCATTCGTTACCTATGACAAGGTTAAATTTAAAAACATTTTAAAAGAGATAGTAATAGAACATGCATAAGTTTACAAAAGTCTATTTGGACATGGATGGAGTCATTTGTGATTTCGAAAAGAAGTTCAAAGAGATGTTCAATGTATCACCGGCATCAGCCGAAAGTCGCCATAGATTTGGTGACCTGTTTCATAAATTCTATAATGCAGGCGCATTTGCAGAATTGGACAAAATGCCTGATGCAGATGAACTATTAAACTATTTAAAAACGATTGAAGTGCCTATTGAGATACTATCATCTACAGCAAGGCCTTCAAGCAATGTCACCATATCACGCCAGAAACAAATATGGCTTGATAAGAATGGCATTACATATCCTGCAATCTTTGTGCCTGGCGCTTCATTGAAGGCACAATATGCAGACGAAAATTCTATACTCATTGATGATACTGAAGGCGTTATCGATGCGTGGAATAAGGCTGGTGGTACTGGTATTCTTCACAAAGATGCCTTGACAACCATCAGCATTTTAAGTACACTCCTGAGTGTATAAATATGTTTATATTATGTACAATGTGGACAATCCGTCAATAATCCGTAATACTCCGTTTATAAAGGAAATAAAATCATGGTAGATTTCGCAAATCTAAAGAGAGACTCAAACAAGAATCTCGACAAACTAAAAGCCAAAGTTGAGCAACTCAACTCGTCAGAAGGCTCAGATAAATCCAACAATTTTTGGCGACCAGAAGTAGACAAAGCTGGTAACGGCATGGCTACTATCCGTTTTCTGCCTACATCAGCAGCCGATGGTGATGACTCATTGCCATGGGTTAAAATCTTTGAACACGGCTTTCAAGGTCCTGGTGGTTGGTTAATCGATAAGTGTTTGACTACTAAGAGTCAGCAATGTCCAGTATGTGAACACAATAACAAATTGTGGAACTCTGGTATCGAAGCCAACAAAGATGTTGTGCGTAAACAAAAACGTAAGTTGAGTTATATCGCCAATGTTTATATCGTATCTGATCCTAAGCATCCAGAGAATGAAGGGCAAGTTAAATTGTTCAAGTTCGGTGCCAAGATTTTTGAAAAGATTACAGGCGTAATGAATCCTACATTTGAAGATGAGGCTGCATTCAATCCATTTGATTTGTGGACTGGTGCTAACTTCAAGTTGAAGATTACTAAAGTTGCTGGTTATCAGAACTATGATAAGTCCGAATTTGCAACACCTGCACCATTGCTTAACGATGATGCTAAGTTGGAAGAAATCTGGAAGTCAGAGTTTGGTTTGAAAGACCTAACTGCTGATAAAGAGTTCAAGTCATATGATGATTTGAAATCACGCCTAGAGAAAGTTCTAGGACTTAATGGTGATGTACCTGTGCCTAAAACCACAGTGGAGAC